CATTTGAAGAAAATTGTGATTGTAATTTTACAGCATAATAATCATCTGTAAAACCAATAGCGCCAGGTATTACTAAACTACCTTCTTTGAAAACATGACGACCATGTCTTTCTACTTGATTCTGTAATATGCTTTGGAGTTGAGTTAACTCTCTTGCTTGAACAGAAAAGCCTGGTCTAAATAAAACTCTATGAAAATCTTTACTTTCTGTAAAGTCATCATAATATGGGGATACATTTAAGTTTGTCTTTTGCATTTTTTAAAATTCCACTATTACTTTAATATCTTCAGTTTGGTCAGAAGCTCTTGATATTGGTCTACGATTTTCAACATATAAAATCTTACCACTATCAGGTTCTAATTCTGGGTTTGCATATCCAGAACTAAAAGTTATTGATGAACCGCCTGCAAGGGTTACTGATTCAGATGCAGTTGCAGATGGTGTTCCTACTCCACCAGAATCTGCACCAGTAATTACATTTGCACCACTAAATGCAGTTTGATTACCTGCACTATCAATACCATAGTTTGCATATCTTTCTTGTGTGTAGTAAATGATATTATTTGTTGCATCAAATTCAACAACCCTACCAACTGCACCAGTTGTTGATTGTGTTATCTTTTCGTCTGCATCATAAGCTGCACTAGGTGCTGATGCAAGTTTTACTGCATAAGTTTGTCTTGCAGTAGTTCCTGATGCAACTGTTGTTGTTCCAAAATTGAATGGGTCTTTAACAATACCAAGATGTCTAAATTCATTTTCTGTAGTAATGTCATCACCCTCTGCTTGTTCTAATTTAACATTCATCATAACATAGTGACCACCTAATTCTCTAACGGCATCTTTACCATGACCGCCTGGAGGTGAGATAACAGGATCAACTACACCATTTGTTCCAGAACCAATACTTGTTGAACTTGTTAATCCACTATCACTATAAACATCAGTTAAGTCTACTGTACCAAATGTATAACCTGAACCAGCTGCAAAAACTTCTGTTGCAGTACCACCAGTACCAAAAGACGCAATTGAACCACCAGTTACAACTATTTTAACAATACCACTTGAACCATCACCATCAATCGGTGAATAGTATGTTCCGTCTGTATAACCAGAACCACTTGTTACTCGTACAACATCTACTGAACCATCTACGGCAGCTGCAGAAACAGTAGAATCTGTTGATACATGAAGAAAATCTGTTGTTAAAAACTTGTCAATCTCTGATGCAGTTAAACTGTACATATATTGTAAGTAGTAACCACCAAGAAAGAAAGGTGTTGCAGAAGTAGAAGTTGGTTCTACACCTGAATATGCAGTACCACCATTGTTATCTAAAACTTTGTAAATTCTATATTCTGAAGTTACAAAATAGAATGTAGAATCATAAAGATTAGTTGCACCTGATGTTGCAGTATTTGATGCACTAACATCATGTTCGTACATATCAAAAGTAGTTGAATTTGCCCAGTTTCTTCTAGTGATTGTAAATGAAACATCTGAAGATGCGATTGCGTTTGCACCAGTCATTGCATCCCAATAGTAGTAATCATTTGTAACTTTATCTGCTGGTGTTGGAGGTGAAGTATCTGAACCACCTGAAGTACCAGAAGTAAAAGGTGTTGCTTTACCTATAAACAAATAATACTTTGAAGGTGATGCTTCAGAGAACGATTCGTGAAACTGTTCTGCATTATGTTGTCTAAAATTTTCAGTTATAATAGCTGCCATTTTTATTTTCCATTTAATTTAAATTGTTTCAACTTATTTATTAAGAAACAATATCGTTATTCAGTAGGTTTAGGATATAGTGCTTTAATTCTTGCTACTTCTTGTTGCCAAGCTTCTAATCCATTTTCAGTAATATATTCTATTTGTTCGTGAACTTGACCATATTCACCCATTCTTTGTTCTTCATAAGTTATTGGTTCTGGTGTTTCGTCAATCATCCAATCTGGTGGATTAACAATACTATCATAAGCAGCACCCTCTGTTCCACCAATCTCTGATATCTTTGCAGTTATAGCATCAGTATCATCTTCATCAATTTTATAGAATTGTGCAACTTTTTGTTCACCAGTTAAACTACGAAAGTTTATAGGTAAACCATTACTATTATGAGTTTGAGGAGGTTTATCTGTAACAACCCATGCACCATCTGTAAATTCTCTTGTTTGTGTATCTGCATCATAAGATGGTGGTGGTAATGTTGTTGAATCTGCTGGGTGTAAATACACACCAGGCTCTAAAGGTGATTCAAACGCTTTCAATTGTTCTCCTGTTACTTTATCATAGCATACTATAAAATTATCACTCATAACAAATTATCTCCTATCTAAAACTTCTTGTGGCACATTAGGCCATGTAACATTAGTTAATTCTACATTTGTTCTATCTGATGTCAATACCAATTGTGGGTTTGAAACATTTGAAGGTAAATCTCTTAACTCCTGTCGATATGTATTAACTGACGCTGGTATTGTAGGGCCATCTACTGATATTGTTGCAAAAATATCTGTTTCTTCTAATAATGCATTTCTTGTATTTCTCAAATAATCCATTGCACTCATACTTGATAAATCTGCATCTGTTAACAACGGAGGTTTATCTGCCTCTTCTTCTTCTCTAGAAGTATACGGCCCAGTATATTTTTCTAGAACAGTCCAAGAATTATTTTCATCACTCCAAACAGCTTCATGTGTTGATGCATCAAATGAAGGTGGTGCTGTATCTATAGTATTTGCGGCTTGTAAATATGTTCCAGGCTCTAATGGAGATTCTTGATTTTCAACTCTAACTCCAGTTGTTTTATCATAAGTGTATTGTGGCATAATTAATGTTTCCTATTTTTAAAATTTAATACAATATAATGTTGCTTTATTTGAAGGTCTTACTTCATTTGCAGTCAACTGCTCGGTTTTCATTCTGTTTATCCAATTTGCACCTGTAGAATTAGGGCCACCAGATACTTTACCACTAGTACCAAGAGTGTATTCACCACCACCGCCAGGATTCCAAACAGATGCACCAGGCGCTCTAAAATGTATTATATCACCTTCTTCACCATAACTACCGTAAGTTTGTTTTCCTAAAATATTAGCTGATGGCATTGCATGATTTTCAGCAGTTGCAACAGCTCTTGAAGTTCCAGAACCTCTAATAAATCTATCTCTTAAATCTGGTATATTAAAAGTAGTAGAACCATCACCTGTACCCCAAGTGGTGCTGATTGCACTAAACAAATCTGCATAGGTTGTTCTACTTATTGCAGAACCATCACAAGCAAGAAAACCTGATGGTGCGGCTGTTCCACCAAATGGTATAATAGTACCAATAGATACACCAGAACCGTTAGGTATTGCACTCGTACTAATTGTTGCACTATTGTTCATCAACTCTGCGATTAATTTTGAATTACTTGGCATTTTTCTTTATCCTATATTATGTTATGCACCTTGGTTAGGCATATCAACTGAAATTACATTCCAATTAGAACCGTTATAAATTAACATTGCATTATCACCAACATTTTCCCAAATAAGTGAAATTGGAACATTGGCAGAATTTAAATTACCACCTGATTGTGTTATTGTTACATTACCACCATCAACGGTCATAATAATAATTTTTCTTTGACCAACAAATCTACCAGTACCCATTGTTATTGTCATTGCACCAGAAGTTGAATCTAAAAGAGTAACTTCTGTATCAACATCTACTGCACCAGCAGATGTAATAATTTCTGATGAAGCACCTTGTATTGTTGAAGATTTGTTTGGTAATGTTACTGTTATATTACCACTAAAATCTGCGTGTGCAGGTGCTTGTAGTCCTACATAGTGTGCGTTTGAACTTTCACAGTATAATCTTAATTGTGATTGAGTACCATCATTTTTTAAATCTATAATACCAGATGATAAAGTTATTCTATCATTACCACCAAATTTAATATCAATCTGGTCATCTGTATCAGCAGTTATACTTGTATCAGCATCTACATCTAAAATTAACTCTGCACCATTCATAACAAATGAAGTGGTTGCAACTCCAGATGTTATTGTGGGAGATGTTAAAGTTTTATTTGTAAGTGTTTGTGTTGCAGTATTTAATGTTACTGTATCAGATGATAATGTTGTACCATCACCAAGTAATGTATAAACCTCTG